ATGGGAAAATTTAAAAAATTTCGGTGTTCGGCTTGTTGCGAGGACGAAGGTGGCAGTCCGTGTGTGCTTTCCGTGCGAGGAAACGAAATCAATTTCGATCCGCACAACTGCCCGTTTGACAGGGATTTTGACCCGAAATGGGAACTGGTGGAGGACAAAAAATGAATCGATGGCGCGAGTGGAACATGAGTGATTTTGAACGATTCGCAGAGGCGAGCAGGTGGGCCGACAGGGTCGCAAACGGCCTGGCCATCGCCTTTTTGTCTTTCGTGGCCGGATGTTTCGCCGGTTATCTGTGGATGGCGCATGCCTACGGGATGCTGCCGTAGAAGAAAAGGAGGGCGTCATGTCCTACCGGTTTTTTTGCGTGAGGGTGGTTTTCGACAGCGTCTTTATAGCTGCGCTGTTGGCCGTGGCGCTGTTTTACGGGTGCGCCGGGTGGACGGTCAACGGCTTGCGGGCCGACAATTTCAGGGGCGCCGACGCCGCCCAGGTCGTCACTATGGCCGGCGGCGCCATCGCCTCGATGGCTGTGCACACCGCCGGACACATCCTTTATCTGGAGACAGCAGGGAAGGAATGGCACATCGACGGCCTTTACGAGATTTGCGACGGCAAATTGAGTGGTTCTCAGCGTCAATGGTTCGGGCGGGCGGGGTTCGTCGCCCAGTTGGCGGTTGGAGGGGCGGTGGAACTGGTATGGCCCGACAGCCATTTTGCAACCGGCTATCATATCGGAACGGCAATAGAAACGTGGACATACCCTCTATTACACAGACGGGATGGCGATGGCCACGACTTTGAAATGATCGACAGCGGCGGCGGACACGGAGATGCCGAGTGGGTAATCTACAGCGCGGCTGCCGGTGCTTTGCTTTTCGACAGACAAGGAGGAGATCGATGACAACCTACAGAAGAATAGCTGCGGTGGAGACGACGATCCGCGTGCTGCGGTTTCTGGCCGACCAGCGCGAGCCGGTGGCTGGAACGCACGTGGCGCGGGCGCTGGATCTGCCGCAAGGCACGACCATGTGCCACCTGGTGACGCTGGAAGATGACCGCCTGGTGCGGCGCATCGGCGAGCACTGGGAGCTTGGCGACGGTTTGGCTTTGTTCTGGGCAAGAAGAAAAGCGCAGCTTGAGGGCGGTATCGACCGCGCAAAAAACACCCTTCGGGACATAGGAGTTGAGACAGATGGCTAAGCAAAAATTATTCAAGAAGACGACAGATCCCGACACGGAGGCGGCACTTGCCGTGGTGGAGATGGAGCGGAAACGGGATGAATTGAAGCGGACCGAGCAGGAGCAACGGGAGGCCATGATCGGCCAGTGTTACAAGGCCATCGGCCAGGTGCAGACATCCAATATGTTCGCAAAATTCGCGACGGTCAGCAGTTTGGTGTGGCTCCAGCAGGTAAAAGGATCGAAGGTCTATAAGGATATTCCAGGGGTCGGAACTTGGGATAAGTTCTGTGATTCCGTGGGGATGTCTCGGCAGAAGGTCGATGAGGACCTCGCCAACCTGGCCGCCTTCGGCGAGGAATTTTTGACGACATGTCAGCAATTATCGGTCGGCTACCGCGAGCTGCGCAAGCTGCGGAAACTGACCCACGACGGCGACGTGGTCATCGATGCCGAGTATGTGACCATTGGCGAGGAAAAGATCCCGCTGGGCAAGGAAAGCGCCGATGAGCTGCAGGCCGCCATCGAATCCCTCCTGGAAGCCAAAAATCAGCATATCGAAGAGCAGACCGCCACGCTGCGCGCCAAGGACAAGGTGCTCAAGGACAAGGAAAAACTGATCAACAAACAGGCCAGGGAGCTGGCCAAGCTGGAGGGCCGGGCGGAGAAGATGGGGCTCACGGCCGAGGAGGACGCCATCCTGTCGGACCTGGATAACTCCCGGACGATCATCGACGGATTCCTCATGAAGTACGATCCGGAGAAAAACCCTCTGCCCGAGGATGCCACGCCGCGCATGCGGGCCAAGCTGATGCACACGCTGGACTATTTCAGGCGGGTGATCCTGGCGGCCTACGACACGGCGGCGGATCTGTACGGCGAGCCGGAACTGGACGACGACTGGGTGCCCCCGCATCTAAGAAGGAAAAGCGTTGACGATGACCAGGCAAATGATCCTCCGAAGGGGTTCGGGGATAACGGGTGCAGTTCCTGTAATTTTCGAAAGGGGATGATGAACCCGGCCAAAGGCGTAAAGATACCCGGCCAGAGCGGAAAGTGCACCAAGGACGGTGGTCTGTGCGAACTCTACCCGCAGGAGGCTTAGCCATGCAGTGGGCTCAGGAGATGACCCGGCGGCTTTCGGCCGCCGTCAACGGCGAAAAGGACCGCATCATCGCCGAGTACCAGGAACTGACCGGTAAAAGCCCGGCCACGCTCTACCGCATCGCGCGGCGGCACGGGTTCGACAGCGGCCGGAAACGGCGACGCGACGCGGGTACGTGCAGCGTGACGGACGACCAGCTGCAGTTTGTCTCGTCCCTGGTGCAGTGCACGGCCAGGGAGGTGAAGGGCGCCATATTGCCGGTGGGCGAGGCCCTTGGCGTGGCCGTGGATAACGGCGTGATCGCGCCGGGGCAGATATCCGAGGACCGGCTGGCGGCGCTGTTGCGCGAGCGGGAGATGAACGGGGCGGCGCTGGACGCCCCCACGCCGTCCATCCGCATGGCCAGCCTGCACCCCAACCACGTGCATGTGTTCGACGCCTCGATCTGCATCCAGTACTACCTGCGGGGCAAAAAGGGGCTTGGGTTCATGGACGAGCGGGATTTTCGGGAGAAAAAGCCGAAGAATTTCGCCAAGATCAAGGAGCGGATCTACCGGTTGATCCTGGCGGATCATTTTTCCCACCACCTGTTTGTCAAATACTATCTGGCCAGCGGCGAAAACGCGCGGATGACGTTTGATTTCCTATCATCTGCGTGGCGCGGCGGGTCGCATGAAAAGACGCCGTTCCGGGGGGTGCCCAAGATCCTGCTGATGGACGCGGGCAGCGCCAACGTGGCCAAGGGAATTTTGGAGTTTCTAAAGCGCCTGGAGATCGCCATCCCCGAGAACATGCCGCACAACCCGAGGCGCCAGGGGTCGGCCGAGTGCGCCCAGAACCTGGTGGAGACCCACTTCGAGGCCCGGCTGCACCTGGAGCCGGCCACCACCATCGAGGAGATCAACGACTGGGTGAGCGATTGGCTGGTGCATTTTAACGGCACCCGCCGGCACCGTCGCCACCGCCTGACCCGCACGGCCTGCTGGCTGACCATCCGGCAGGACCAGCTCATCGACCTGCCGGGAGACGAGCTTCTGCGCGACCTGTACGCCGAGCCGGAGGTGACGCGCACGGTGCGGGCCGACAACACCATCACCTTCCGGGGCAACACCTACCGGCTCAAGCACATTCCCGGCATCTGCCCGCGCAAGGAGGTGCTGGTGATCCTGCGTCCCTACCACTGGCCCGAGGTGGCCATCGAGTTTGCCGGCGAGCAGTACCTGGTATCGCCGGTGGGATGCCTGCCGGGCGTGGGGTGCTTTCCGGCGGACGCGGCCATCATCGGGCAGGAGTACAAGGCCCAGCCGGACACGGCGGCCATGAAGATGAGAAAGCTCAACGACAACCTGGCGTTCGGCGAAGAGAAGAAAAAAGGCGACCTGCCGTTTGGCGGCACGCTGCGGGTGCACGGCCTGCACGCCGACAAGGTGGCGGCCATGCCCATGCCGCGACGGGGCACGCCCATGGAGGTGGGGCGCGACCTGGCCGCCCGGCAGATCCCCATCATCGAGCTGTTCAAGCGGCTGCGCGATGCCGGGGTGACGCTGACCACGGAGTTGAATGCCGAGCTGCGGGCCGCGTTCGGCGACAGCATCCCGGTGGGGTCGGCCGATGACGTGGTGCGGGCGCTGATCGACGGCGCGGACTGGCGGACGGATCTACCGGCCGCCCAGGCGATGTAGCAAACAAGGGAGGTGCAACCCCATGAAACGAGAGGCAAGGGCGTATCGGATGGATTTCGAACCCATCGTGCTCAAGGAGCTGGCGTCGGCGTGCGACATCAGCCAGACGGACCTGGCGGCGGCGGTGGTGGCGGAGCTGGGGCGCAAGATCAGCCGGCCGACGATCAACCTGGCGGTCAACCGGGGGTATGTCCCGGCCACGATCGCCGGGTTCCGGGAAGCCGTCGAGCGGGTTCTTTCGCGCAATCCGCGCGTGGGCGGCTGGCTGGCAGCCAAGGGGTTGGGAATCAAGGACATCTGGCAGCCGATCGGGCGCGATCTGCGCAACATGCTGCCGGCGGGACACGGCCACCGGACGCGGGCCGGCATGCAGGGGCCGGCGATGGTGCCGGGCGATCCGGAAAAAATCACAGTCAACTGGGAGGTGGAGATGATCAGTCAAGAGGCGTTGAAGTACTTCAAGATTTTCAGAAACCCGTTCATCGACGATATCCAGAAGGACGCCGACATCTACATGAGCGACGAGCACCGGTACATCGAGGCGGCCATGCTGGACGCGTCCCGGCACGGCGGCTTTCTGGCCGTGATCGGAGAGGTGGGCAGCGGGAAATCCGTCATGCGGCGCAAGGTCGTCGAGCAGCTCAAGCGCGACGGCGACACGCTGGTGATCTTTCCGCAGATGATCGACAAGACGCGGCTGACGGCGGGCTCGATCTGCGACGCCATCGTGCTGGACATCAGCAGCGAGCGGCCGATGCGCAGCCTGGAGGCAAAGACGCGCCAGGTGCAGCGGCTGCTCATGGACCGGTCCAAGAGCGGCTACCGGGCGGTGCTGATCATCGAGGAGGCCCACGACCTGAACGTGCAGACGCTCAAGTACCTTAAACGCTTTTACGAGCTGGAGGATGGCTACCGAAAGCTGCTGGGCATCGTGCTCATCGGCCAGAGCGAACTCAAGCATATGTTCAACGAGGGGCAGAACGTGGACATGCGGGAAGTGATCCGGCGGGTGCAGGTGGCCGAGATCAAGGGGCTCAACGGCAACCTGAAAGAGTACCTGGCGGTCAAGTTCAAGCGGGTGGGAAAGGCGGTTTCCGACCTGTTCGCGGACGACGCCTTCGAGGCCATGACCCAGCGCATGACTTCCGCCAGCCGGGACGGCAAGAGCCGGATCTCCCACGCCTATCCGCTTTTGGTCAACAACTACACGGCACGTGCCATGAACCTGGCCTTCGAGATGGGCGAACCGGTCATTTCCGCCGATGTCATCATGGCCATATAGGAGGCGCCCATGCAACCGTTGAGCCTGTCGAAACACTTTACCGAACGCTGGGTCGAGCGGGTGGGCAACTGGCCGACGCCCGAGGCCGTGCAGCACTACATGAACCAGAGCGTGCGCGTGCAGCACTGCCGCGACCTGATCGACACGGACGGCCGCCACTTCCGGGTGCTGGGGATCTACTGGCACCCGGAGTTGGACCTGGTGCTCAAGATCGACGAGAAAAAACGCGTGGCCGTCACCGTGCTGTCGCGCGAACTTTACAAGGAATGCGACGATCCGGCGCCGGCGCCGTCAGCGCCGATCCGGTTCGCCGAGCGCGTGGCGCGCATCCGGCAGGTGTTCGGATTCAACGCCGGTCAAAACCAAGCAGCCATTAGGAGGAGCATATGATCATCATACCCGCGAATGAACAGGAAAAAGTCAACCAGCTGCGCATCGAGCTGGCCCAGGTCGGCATCGACATGGCGTGCGTGAACACGTTCGACGGGCACAGCCGGGCCGCCAAGGAAAAGGCCATCGATGGCCTGCGCGTGGTGCGCAACATCATGGACAACCTGGGTATTTTGCACTCGGCGGCCATGAGGCGCGGCAATGGTTAGCACCGAGACCGTGGCCGACTGGGCCGGGCGCCTCAACGACAAGGCCCAGGCGTTCGTTGCGGCCGGCAGCCCGGAAAAGGCGAGCGACATCCTGGTGCTGTGCGCCTGCGTGGAATCGGCCATCACGGCCTACTTAATCAAACACAGATTGGAGACGGATCATGGCGAGAAGTAAACCGAAAAAACCCTACCCGATCAACAGCCTGGCGGACGCCAACGCGGCCCTGGCCGAGATCGGCGCCCTCAGGCGCAGCGTCACGGTCATCGAGACCGAGATGAACGAGAAGATCGACCAGGCCAAGGCCGAGGCCGACGCCCTGGCCGCACCATTAAAGGGCCGGATCGCGGAGATCGACGCGGGCCTGCTCGTGTTCGCCGAGGCGAACAAACGCACCATCTTCAAGGGCAAGCGCTCCCACGAGCTGGACTACGGCACGATCGGCTACCGCAAGTCGAGCCAGATCAAGCCCAAGGCCAAGCACACCTGGGCGATGGTGCTGGGCCTGCTGCGCGACATGAAGTTTCCCACGGCCATCCGCACCAAGGAGGAGGTGAACAAGGAGGAGCTGGCCACCTGGCCGGCCGAGCGGCTGGACCTGGTGGGCGCCCGGCGGGTGGAAAAGGATCAGTTCTGGTACGAGATCGACGAATCCAAGATCGCCGACACGGCCAATTAGGAGGGACGCATGAAAAAACCCTACTACATCATCACCGCCCAGTGCCTGAACATCAAATGCGACCAGGGGGCGTTTCGCAAGATCGTCAAGAAGATCATCCGCAAGGGCGCCGACGGCCGGCCGAAGGCGGCCTGCCACGCGGTGTGCCCCAAGTGCCGTTGCTGGGGGGAGATCACGAACATCGAACGCATCGATGAATAACCAAGCGAAATCCCGCCTTCGCGCGGGATCGTCGCCCGGTGGCGCGGGCGGCCTGACGAGCAGCCAAGGAGAGGAGGCGCAAAATGTTGGAGCAAGGTGGTCCGGGAGGATGTGAGGTGGATGGAGGTTTTTACCGGGACCACATGGTCGCGTATGTCGATCATGATGGCAATATCAGAATGCAAGTCGATTTTTATCATCTCGATCCAGAAGAAGAATTTGATGTGGATGAGTGGGAGAATATGTCTTGTAATCTATCCGGTAAGGCCAGTCGTGAAAACTGGAGGTTCCTTTTTTCGGTAGGCAGGGCGCTGGCAAAACTTGGCCAGGTCGGCATCGAAAACCCCGGCGGGCAGATAGTGCAAGTAAGATGCGATGGGAGCAGCGTATCAATACAGGAAGGAGGTGAATAGATGCTCAGCGAACCCAGGATGACCCAGGAAGAAAAGGACCGGCGCTTTTGTATCGAGGCGCTCAAAAGCGAGGAGTGCCAGTGCGGCAGACCAAAGCAGCGCGGCCGGGCCGTGTGTTTCAAGTGCTGGCAGCGGCTTCCGGACGATCTTCGCCGGGCGCTGTACCGCAAGATCGGCGCAGGGTATGAGGCGGCCTATGACGAGGCCTGCCGGTTTCTGAACGATTAGCGAAAGGATGGGGATGATGGCCTGCGAACACATCAAAGAGTTGGAAGAGATCGTTAAGGAGGGCATCCAAGAACAGATCACCAGGAAGGTTACCGGTGTTCAGTACAAGGGATATGTCGTCAAATTTCAAGTGACATACGAGGGTATCGAGCGGCCCAGGACGTTTTCTTATCCAATCAAGGACAGGTGCCCGCAATGCGGTAAGACAATCTCTTCGAATCATAAAGCGAAGAGGAAACCAAGATGATCCCATCCACCAAGACACAGCGCCAGCTCATCGGCATCGCCTGCGGCCAACTGGGCATTGACAAGTCCACCAAGGAGGATATGCTCCTGGAGCGCTACGGTAAGGGGCACACCACCGAGATCAGCAAGATGCAGGCCGACGAGTTTTTAAAGGAGTTGCGCGGCAAGGGGTTCCGGTTCCGCCGCTCACGGCAGCGGGCCGATGCGCCCAGGCGACAGCGTATCCCGCGCGAGGCCGGAGGCAACACCATCGCCATGGTCAACCCCGACGAGATGGCCAAGATCGCGGCCGTGGCCGCGCTGATCCCCTGGCGGGTTGAAAACGGCCTGGCCCTCTGGATGAAAAAGCGGCTGGGGATAGACAAGATCAGGCGGGCCGATCACGCCTACAAGGTGATCGAGGGCCTGAAAAAGATGTTTGAAAACCGCATGAAAAAAGAGCACGGCATGGACTGGTGGACGCGGGTGTACGACGATCCGCAGGTCAACCAATACATATGGGAGCACTGCCCGGTCAGATGGCAGGGCGACATGCTCAGCGCGCGCGTGGCGGCCGGGCTGCCGGTGGGCGGCATGACGTTAATGGAAGATCAGGAGAGATGAGGTTTACCGACAAGGATGGATAGGGATATGGAAAAACCAAAAATAGTAGTTTTGTGTGGTTCAAGTCGATACGTAGATGTGATGGCCGTCTGCGCTTGGTTTTTGGAGCGTGACGAAGGCGCTATATCAATGGGGCTGCACTTGCTTCCAGGTTGGTATTGCGGAGATGATATCCCCGATCATTTAGCAGAGCACGAAGGATGCGCGGCTCACATGGATGAATTGCACCTTCGGAAAATAGACCTTGCTAGCGAGATTTTTGTTGTGAACCGCAATGATTACATCGGAAGCAGTACGCGAAATGAAATCGGATATGCGTTATCAAAGAACAAGCCCATTCGGTGGTACTCGCACGATAAAATAGGAGATAAAGTAGAGCGGATCATCAATGCCATGAGTCAGTAGTGATAGGGACTCCGGAGTCAAACAATTATGGCGCGAGATTCTAAAAAATCAGACAATTTGCCGTGCTCATGCAGCCACAAAAGCGCCTCTATGGCGGTTACGGCAGCCGCGTCGGGAGCCCTTTCTCCACGCTCCCATTTTACCCAGGTCTGCCGGTGGACACCCATCACCTCAGACATTTTTTGCTGGTTGAGGCCCAGCTTGAGCCGGGCCTCTTTGGGAGAAATGTCCATCCTAATATACCTCTGGCTCAGGGGCGTTGTAGTATCGTTTTACCGCATCTTCTGCACGCCTGTAGGCAGACGGAGATTGGGACAAAAACCGCATTATATCATTGTGGTCCGGCCTTGTCGGGTCGATATTGACAATCACGTAAGATGCAACTGGGATGCCCTTGTAGTTGTCATCCGGACCATAAGCCCTGCCCTCTATGATTGCCACCGGGATGTTGTTGACCGATTTTGGGTGATTTGTTGTAATCTTGATGTCTGTGATATCCATGCTGCCCTCCATTGGTTAGTGTTTAATTATAGATATACCCATTGGGTATATTAAGTCAAGGAAAAAATGAAGGCTACCAAAAAAATTGAGCTGATTGGTGACAATATCAAATCACAGGCCAGATTTTATACAAACATGGTCAATGACGCCTTTAACGGGGTTGGAGATGCTTTGTTTGGCGGTTTTCCTTCGTGTGGGTGGATAGCGGAAATAACCGGGTTGTCTAAAAAATATGGTCTTGAGCGTTCATTCCTGCCCTACAAAAAGGACTATGCACAATCCAACAGTAATGGATCGCGCGGTGTCTACGCATGGTTTATCCTTGATTCCGGCAAATACTACGAGGTCTATGAAAAAACGTCATGGAGATCGGTAGATAGATATTTTTGCATGGTCACGGACGACGGAGAAATTTTAAGGGTTTCGAAAGAAGAGGTTTTGAAGTGGGCAAAAAGTATATCGGGATAGACGTGCTGACAGCAGCGCGGCAACGAATAGCGTGGGTTTTTGATAATTTTCCGTGCATATACCTGAGTTTTAGCGGCGGTAAAGATTCGACCGTCATGCTGCACCTCGTCATGGACGAAGCTATCCAGAGAGATAGAAAAGTCGGGCTGCTTTTCGTCGATCTTGAAGCGCAATATCGATTGACCATAGACCATGTGGCGACTTGTTTCGAGATGTATCGGGATCACATAGAGCCGTTTTGGGTGACATCCCCAATAGCTTTGCGCAATGCAGTATCGATGTACCAACCAAAATGGATGGCTTGGGAGCCGGGTAAAGAGAAGATCTGGGTAAGGGATAAACCCGCTGGGTCCATATCCGATTTTACGTTCTCATGGGATGGCATGGAATTCGAGGAGTTCGTCCCAAAATTCGGCAAATGGTATGCCGAGGATAAACTATGTGCTTGCTTTGTCGGTATTCGGGCAGACGAGAGCTTGAACCGATACAGAACTGTCGCCAGCGGGAAAAAACAAACCATCGGCGGGCAGCAATGGACAACATGGTGTGGTGAAACGCTTTACAACGCTTATCCTGTTTATGATTGGAAAACAGAGGATATATGGCGTTATCACGCCAGATTTCCGCAAAAGCCGTACAACAAACTCTATGACCGCATGCATCAGGCTGGCCTATCCGTCCATCAGATGCGGATCTGCCAGCCCTACGGAGACGATCAACGCCGTGGTTTATGGCTATTTCATATTATCGAGCCAGAGACATGGGTAAAAATAATTTCCAGGGTGAACGGCGCAAATTCAGGCGCCCTTTATGTGCAAGAGACCGGCAATGTAATGGGCAACATCAAAATCAGCAAGCCCGATGGTCATACCTGGGAATCGTTCGCAAGGCTTTTGCTTTCGAGCATGCCGGAAAAGTCTAAGAATCATTTCGAGAACAAGATCGCAGTATTCCTGAAATGGTACGCAGATCGCGGTTACCCGAACGGAATTCCAGATGAGGCCGATTTTAAGGACGAGGCGTCAAAAAAAGTGCCATCTTGGAGACGCGTCTGCAAGGCGTTGTTGCGAAACGATTACTGGTGCAAGGGGCTCTCTTTTACCCAACAAAAAACAACTGCATACGACCAATATTTGAAGGTGATGAAAAAAAGGAGGCGGCAATGGGGTTTGATATAGCCTGGGCCAAGGATCATCCTGTTTCGCATGTCACATGGGTGCCAACAGAAATGGTTTTCGCCAACGATTATAACCCGAACAGTGTGGCTCCGCCAGAAATGAAGCTGCTCGAAATATCGATTGTCAACGATGGTTTTACCCAGCCAATCGTTGTTTGGGAGACAGACAGCGGATATGAGGTTGTCGATGGGTTCCATCGGCACCTGGTGGGGAAAAAACTTGGTTTCACGCACCTCCCGGTAGTCGTTATAAATACAGAGAGGACGGATCGTGCCGACCGTATAGCCTCTACGATCCGGCATAACCGCGCCCGTGGCAAACACCAAGTGAGCGCCATGAGCGACATTGTGGTGGAGCTTTCCCGGCGAAATTGGAGCGACAAGAAAATAGCCAAAGAACTTGGCATGGATGCAGATGAGGTGTTGCGCTTGAAACAGATATCCGGTCTCGCAGAATTGTTCGCCGACGAAGAATTTTCAGAAGCGTGGGAAGCGGATTTATAAGGCCCGCAGCGACCAAAGGGGAGTTCGTGAAATGATAGAATATTATCCAATCATTCCATATTTAATCAGCCTGATAATTGGCGTAATTGTTGGATATTATTGGTGTGCTCTTTCGAGCGGAAAATGACGGCATCTGAACTTATAACAATTTCGTGCGAGCAATGCACTGACTGCCCTATTTTATTGGCCACAAATGGGCTGGTAAGGGGTGAGTGCCCGGCATGCTTAAAAGTGGCATACTCGGATATGGCTTGGCAGTTAGAGCGATATCGTAATATCCAGCGGATTAAACAGGGTCCGCAATGACGCCATTTACGTGGAGGCATAGACACAGTGCATGAGCGAATGGAGATAACCCTCGACGATCTGACCGACGAGAGCCGGCAGATCGCCGAGGTGATCGGCCTGGACAATCTGCTGGCCCTGGCGCGGTGGGTCGGCGGCGGGTCGATCTATATCCCCAAGCTCGGGTGCCTGACGCGCGCCGAGCGCAACCGGGCGATCCGGGCCGAGTTCAACGGCAGAAACTACCGCGAGCTGGCGCAAAAGTACGGCCTGACGGTGCGCTGGGTGCGCGCCCTGGTGTCCGGGCAAGCCGCTGATGGCAGCGCCGGAGATAGCTGCGAAAGTATTTACAAACAGCGCAAACTGTTCTAACGTCCCATCTGTTATCCTACCCATCATACCATCCTGCCAAGAGAAGTAATTTTTAGAACCCCTTCGATGGAATATTCCCCGCTCCGCGTGCCATAGTCCGTCATGACGATGTGGAATTTCGCGCGAGGGGCCGCTGGACCGGCAGCGGCCCCGGACGCGAAGCACGGAAAGGCGGGCGGCTCGTGAAACCTAAGTTCATCATCCTGCACCACTCACTGACCGAGGACGGCGAGACCGTGTCTTGGGACGCAATCCGGCGTTATCACACGTCCTGGAAGTGCGACGGCGTGGAGATCGCCGACGACCATGTGAAAGCCATGATCGCCCAGGGCATGCCGGTCGAAGCGCCGTGGAAGGACATCGGCTATCACTTCGGCATCGAGCGGGTGGGCGACCGGTACGAGATCCTGATCGGCCGCATGCCAAACGAGGTGGGGGCGCACTGCTCGGCCGGGGGGATGAATTTTTCCTCGATCGGCATCTGCTTTATCGGCAACTTCGACAAGGCGCCGGTGCCCGTGGCCCAGCTGTCGGTGGGCATCCGCCTGGTGCGATCGCTCATGGCGGTGCTGGGCATCGAAAAGAACCGGGTGCTGGGCCACCGGGAGATCGCGCCGTACAAGAGCTGCCCCGGCCGCAAGTTCGACCTGAACCAGTTCCGCGCCGATGTCGGCGACAACCCTTTGCAAAAAGTGGGGCCATAGGAGGCAAGAGCATGCAAGCAGACAAATGGTGGGGAAGCGCTTTGTGGGGCCGCCTGGGTGCGGCGATCATCTTGCTGGCGACGGCCGCGCTGCGGGGCCAGGGCATCGATATCAGCCAGGACCAGATGGACGCGGCCCACAAGGTGGTCGGCAACCTTATCGACAACATCTACCTGGTGATCGCCGCCGCGATGGTGATCGTCAGCCGGTTCCGGTCCGTCAAAAAGGTCAAGGGAGCCGCGACGGCGCCTGAGACAAAGCAGGCCGGAAGCATCAAAATGGCTTTGCTGGCGGTGATCATGGGCGTGGCCGTCGGCCTGGGGGCATCTTTCATTCTGGGAGGATGCGCGCACCAGACGGCCACGGGGCAGATCGCCGAGCAGACGGCCGATCCGGGAACGATCGCCCTGGCGGTGTTCGCCGACGCCCAGGACGCCTACATCGAGGCCGCCGAGCTGTACCTGCCCTACCAGGCCACGATGCAGAAGAACAACCCGGCGCTGGACAGGGAGATCCGCGAGATCTTCCGCAAGGCGGACAAGATCCTGACCGACTGGCAGCTTTACGGCGACGTGCCGGCGGGCGACAAGGAGGCTTTCCGGGCCTATCTGCGCGAGATTTCCATCATGGCGGCCCAGGCCCTGGACGGCAAACTGTAGGCGCGAAAGGAGAGGACCGTGGGAGATATCGACTTGAAGAACATCGGCATCGTGGACATCGCCGTGGCGCTGAACCTGATCTACGACATCATCGAGCGGGTGCGCGAACGCACCGGGGCCACGATCACGCCCGAGACGATCGGCGATTACGTGGACAAGCGCAGCGCCCGGCGGGCCGAGGTCAACGCGGCCCTGGGGCTGGATCAGGAGTAGCGCCGATGGACCAGGCCGAACGCGCCGCCGGCGACGACGCCGTGTACTACCAGGCGAGCGTGCGCCACATGCGCGAGCAATCGGGCGGGCGGCCTTCGACGGCCTGGTGCATCGATTGCGGCGAGCCGATCCCCGACGATCGGCGCCGTGCCATGGCCGCCCTGGGGCTCACCTGCGAACGGTGCGCCGAATGTCAAACCCGCTTTGAAAAGGGAACGTGATGGAAGCGATTTCAATGCCGCTGGCAACGATCATCATCCAGATCCTGGGGCTGCCGGGCCTGGTGTTCATCATCTGGCACTTCGACAACAAACGGGACCAGCGAAAAGAGGAGCTGCGCAAGACCGAGATCGCCGAGCGCGAGCAGGCGGTGCGCGAGATCCTGGCCCAGTACCGCGAGGACGTGTCCCAGATCCGCCAGCTGTACGAGAACAACGTGGAGCTGGTGAAAAACTACGCATCGGCCACCCACCGCCTGGAACGGCTCTATAGCGAAACATTGTCGGTCATCTCGCTCAACACCCAGGCCCAGACGCACCTGGCCGACCTGATCAAGAGCAGCAGCGCCTGCGATGCGGGCGGTACCGGAAAAGGAGCCTGATCATGAACATGGAGCTGGCCCAGATGCGGATCAAGCTGGCCAATTTGAACCAGCGCCGCGCCCAGATGATGCCGCGCATCGAACGGCTGTGCACGGTGATCCGCGCCAATCTGAACACGGCGCTCACGCCCGTGGACGAGCTGCTGGTGCCCGACACGGCCGGCCACATGGATGAGTTGGTGGCGGCCTGGGGCGAGCTGCAGGCGGTGCTGGCCGAGATCGGGCGCCTGGAACAGGAGCTGGTGTAGATGGCGGCCAAGGGCGACAAGGCGAAACTCTACGACGTGGCCATGCGCATGTACGTGGAGGGCTCCAGCCTGACCGACATCGAGGCGGCCCTGGGCGTGAGCCGCCAGACGCTCAGCCAGTGGAAGGCGGACGCCAAGGTGCCGGGCGACGAGACCGACGAGTGGGACCGCGCGCGGCAGGTCAAGCGCGACAACGTGACCCGGCTGCGCAATTTGTTCGACCGGGAGCTGACCGCCCTTGAGGACTCGCCGCCGGGCAGCCTGAACAACGTGAGCCTGGACGCGATCACGAAACTGGGCACGCTGGTGCAGCGCTGGGAACAGATGGCCCAGACATCGGCGTTGAAGGAAGGGGCGCAGCGCTCGGCGCTGTTTCTGGATTTCGTCAAGGATTTGATCCAGTACGGCGGCCGGCACGACGCGGCCCTGGTGACGGCCATCGAGGCCAATTTCGACGACATCATTGCCTGGGGGCAGGAGAAATACGGGGTTTAAATGGCAGTAACGACCGCAAAGCAGAAGCGCTGGGACAAGGAGGTGGAGGCCATCCGCCAGATGATCCAGGCCTCGGCGCGGCCGTTTGCCGACGACAAGCCGGCCCAGAAGCGGCGCAAGGCGCGTGGGGAAAAGGACCTGGATTATTTCAACCGCACCTATTTTCCGCACTACTTCACCCGGCCGTCGAGCGCCCTGCACACCTATTTCGCCGAGCGCTACCCGGCCATGATCGAACACTCGATCGAAACGGGCCAGGGCGACAAGGAAGCCGACGCCGCGCCGCGCGGCAACGCCAAGAGCACCTGGACCACCTTCGCGCTGGTGTTGTGGTGCATTGCCTACCGCAAGCGCCACTACCCGATGATCGTGTCCGAGACCGGCCCCCAGGCCCAGAGCTTCCTCTCGTTCATCAAAGCCGAGCTTGAGAGCAACGAGCGTCTGGCCCAGGATTTTCCCGAGCTGGCCGGCGAGGGGCCGGTGTGGCGGGCGGACTGGATCATCACGAGAAACGGCATCAAGGTGCACGCGGCCGGCGCCGGGCAAAAGCTGCGCGGTTTCCGGCACGGCAGCCGCCGGCCGGACCTGGTCATTTGCGACGACCTTGAAAACGACGAGTCGGTGGAGAGCCCGGACCAGAGGAAGAAGCTCGAAGCGTGGTTTTTCAAGGCACTGATGAAGATCGGCAACAAGGCCACGGTCTATATCGTGATCGGCACGATTTTGCATGCCGAGTCGCTTCTCCAGAGCCTGCTGGAAAAACCGGGATGGAAGGGCCAAAAGTTCAAGGCCGTCATGCGCTGGGCCGACAACCGGCGGCGCTGGGACGAGTGGGAAAAGATATTCGCCGACATCTCGGTGGGAAAAGAGCGGGCCGAGCAGGCGGCCGACGATTACTTTGCCGCCCACCGCGACGAGATGCTGGCCGGCGCCGAGGTGCTGTGGCCCGAGGAAGAGGACTACTACTACCTCATGAAAATGAGGGTCACGGACGGCCCGGCCTATTTCGACAGCGAAAAGCAGAACGAGCCGCTCAACCCAGAGGACCAGGTGTTCCAGGAGGAGTGGTTCGAGGACTGGGACGAGGCCGATGTGGATCTGTCGGGCCTGCCCCATGCCGGGGCCTGCGACCCGTCGCTGGGCAAGCGCAACAAGCGCAACGACCCGAGCGCGATTATGGGCGGGCGCATGAAGGACAAAATTTTGTACCTGGACATCGCCGACATCGAAAAGCGTCAGCCGGACCGCATCATGGCCGACATTTTGGCCTATCACGAGCGCGATCCGTTCAACAAGTTCCGGATGGAGACGGTGCAGTTTCAGGAGTTTTTCTCCCGCAGCCTGGAGACGCGCGCCCACGACGAGAACCTGACGCTCAACATCGACGAGCACACGCCCAACACGGACAAGGATTTGCGCATCATCCGGCTGCAGCCGTGGATCAAAAACGGCTGGATTCGGTTCAAACCCGAGCACCGGGAACTCAAGCGGCAGCTGCTTTATTACCGGCCCAAGGGGCGCGGCGGGCACGACGACGGCCCGGATTGCCTGGAGATGCTGCTCGCCCTGTGCGAGGAGGGGCTGCACGGGGCGGCCGTGGCGCCGAGGGCCGAGGGCGACGAGCGGGCCGACGACTACCACGCCCCCAGGGGCGGGCGCCTGTTCGGGCGCATTTTGAGCGGGATTTCCAGGAGGGCGGCATAGATGGGCTTGCGCGCGGCGATCGTCAATAAACTGTTCGGATCTGAAATCGACCGCCAGGTCAAAGAGCGCCTGCCGGCGGCGGTGGGCGACAGCCTGGCCGAGATCGGCTTCAGGCGATTGACCGGGGTGCCCACGCGCGAGCTGCCGCTGATGATCCAGGAGCGCGCGATCGAGGTGGCCTACTGGCTGTGGAAAACCAACCCCCTGGCCAAGTGGATCATCGAGGTGATCACGGCCCACGTGGCGGCCAAGGGGCTGCCCGTGACGTGCACGAACGAGGACGTGGCCGAGGTGGTCCAGGACTTCTGGGAGGACTCGGTCAACCGCATGGACATCCACTGGGAAAACTTCGTGCGCGAGCTGGGCATCTACGGCGAGCAGTGCTGGCCGGTGTTCGTGGCCGAGCAAACCGGGCGCGTGCGCCTGGGCTACCTGGACCCGGCGTTGATCGATGAAGTGTTCTGCGACCCGGAGAATGTCAAGATCAAGCTGGGATTGACGGTCAAGGCGGAAAACGGGGCCTCGGGCGGGCGACGCCTGGCGATCGTTCTGGACGCCGAGAACGAGGATTTTCTATCTCCTGCCGGAAAGGCGCTGCGCGATACGTTCACCGACGGACGGTGCTTTTTCTTCACCATCAACGCCCTGACCAACGAGATGCGCGGCAGCAGCGATCTTTTCACGGTCGCCGACCACCTGGACAACTATGAGCAGTTCCTGTTCGACTCGGGCGACAAGCACGCGCGGTTCAACTCCTTTTTCTACGACATCACGGTCACCGGCGCCGACGAGAAGAAACTGGCCGCCGAGCGGGCCAACTACGAGCCGCCCAAAAACGGCGGGGCCTTCATCCACAACGAGAAGGTGACGGCCCAGGCAGTCAACCCGGACATGAAGGCCGAGGACAGCCAGGCCGCCGCCCGGCTGCACCGCAACCACATCTTGGGCTCCATGGGACTTCCCGAGCACTGGTTCGGCGGCGGCGGCGACGTGAACCGCGCCACGGCGGCCGAGATGGACGGCCCGGCCAAAAAGATCATCGCCAACCGCCAGGAGAAGATCAAGAACATGCTGGAGATGATCGTGGACTTCGTCATCGACAGCGCGGTGGCGGCCCGATACCTGACCGGCGTGCCGGAAGAAGAGCTTTACGCCTACGAGGTGCAGACGCCCGATGTCACCGAAAAGGACGTGGCCAAACTTTCCACCATGCTCCAGCAGGTGGCCGCCAGCCTGACCGTTGCCGAGACCCAGGGGTGGATGAGCGGCGAGGAGGCGGCCAAGGCGTTCGCCTATTTCCTGGGGTTCATCGGCTACGAGTACGAGCCGGACGAGGAGATCGCGCCGGAGTATGACGATTACCGCAAGGACAAGCCGGGAAGCACCCAGCCGGAACCGGAGAAAAAGGAAGGGGCGCGATAATGGCCACCGTCACCACCAAGATCAAACGCATCTTGAAAGCCAAGGAGGCCGGGCAGCTCTCGGGCGAAAAGGCGCTGCGCGGCCTGATGGCCGAGGTGAAGGGCCAGGTGGTGGACGAGCTTTCCCACATCGGGGCCGAGACCTACACGGCCCAGATGCTGCGGGCCAACCTGGCGAGCTTCGAGCGCTACCTGTCGGCCTTCGACACGGCGGCCACGCGCGAGATGGACGCGCTTCTGGACGCGGCCTGGGACGACGGGGCCGACCTGGTGCCGGCGGCCATGCGCGAGGGGGGCTTGTTCGTCACCTTCGGGCACGTGCCGGGGCCGATTTTAAAAACGCTCAAGGATTTTAGCGCCTACCGCATCGCCGGGCTGGCCGAGGACGCCATGACCAAGATCCGCGGCGAGCTGTCCCTGGGCATCCTGGGGGCCAAGACGCCCCACCAGGTGGTGCAGGGGATCGCCGGGAGCCTCAACTCGCCGGGGATTTTCCGCAGCCTTGAGATGCGCGCCGAGACGATCGCCAAAGTCGAGATGGGCCGGGCCTACTCCACGGCCACGGTGGAGGGATTAAAGACCGCATCGAGCAGCGTGCCGGAGATGGAAAAGCAGTGGTGGCACGCCGGGCATCCCAAAGTGCCGCGCGTGACGCACCTGCGCCTCGACGGCCAGCACCGGCCGGTGGGAGAGCCGTTTCGCTGGGGCGGGCTGATCATCGACTACCCCAGGGCGCCCACGGCGCCGCCGGCAGAGGTGATCAACTGCGCCTGCGAGGTGGTGCCCTGGCACCCCAAATGGGGGGCCTCGGGCATGGCAACGGCCCAAAACGCCTGAGAGGCGATTTAAGGGGCCTAAAAGGACATGGGGCATATAACCAGCCGTGGGTGGGTGCGATACCCCTGTTATAAACCGGATTGACACTGTTACAGGCGATATTTGAGCCAAACCATAAGGGCAAAAAAGGAGATTCGAAGATGGCGACCGAGAAAAAAGACCAGATCAAGGACCAGGAGGACGAAAAAGGTGCGGGCAAAATCGATCCCAAATGGCTGGATGGGGTGCGCTTTCGCTACAGCGAGCACCAGGACGTGATGGAGAACGGCCGAAAGAGCCGCAAGTACACGGCCATGGAACGGCCCGCAAAGCCGGCCGACGTGCTGGCGATCCGGGACTACGGCGATGCGGTGGTGCTGGTGCTGGCCGACGGCAAAAAATACCGGGTGAAACGGTAAGGAGGCACAGATGGGCAACGGCGACGGGATTTTACAGGTGGCATCGCGCATCGTGGCGGCGGCGGGCGATCCGGCCGACGCGGACTACGGCTACAAGTGGCGGGTGCAGGTGGTGGAATACGGTCTGGGGGCCGACGGGCGCATCAACTGGCCCAGGGCGCCGCTGGCCGCCGCCCTGCCCCTGTACGAGGGGGCCAAGGTGTTCGCGCTCAACGACAGCCAGCACCAGGCCGCGCCCAAGCCGTTCGGAAAGAGCGTGCGCGAGATCGTGGGCTGGCTGGCCAACCCCACGGACACGGGCACGGGCATCGAGGCCGATCTTTACATCCTCAAGAGCGCCAAGTGGCTGCGCGACGGCCTGGTGGACAGCCACGAGCGGGGCAACCCGACGCTGTTCGGCCTGTCGCACGACGTGACCGCCCAGGTGGCCACCCGCACCGTGGCCGGCAAAAAGGTGAAGGAGCCGGTGACCATCACCGGCGTGGAGGTGGACGTGGTGTACGCGCCCACCAATAACGGACAATTTTTACGCATGGCCGCGGCTGCCGCGGCAGGCACCCAGGAGGAGCAAATGAAGCAGAAACTGCTGGCCGCGCTGCAAAAAGCCCGGCCCGACGAATTCGACAAAATCAACCAAGAGACCATCACCGAGGACGAGCTGATCGCCCTGCTGGCATCGAACGCGGCGCAAGGCGCCGGCGGAGGCGCGGATGCCGAGAAAATCGCCGCCGCGGTGGCAGCCGCCATGAAGCCCTTGCTGGTCTCCGACGGCAGCCCCGACCTGGAAAAGGTCAAGCTCTTGGCCGCCGGCCTTACGCTGGACCGCGAGCTCAGCGCAAGCAAACTGCCCGAGTTTTCCCAGGCCAGGCTGCGCAAGCGCTTTGAGGGACAGGTGTTCGAGGCCGAGCAGCTCGCGGCGGCCATCAAGGAGGAGAAGGAAGCGGTGGACCATTACACAGCCTCGGGCGCGGTGACCGGCGCCGGCGGCGCGCGCGTGATCGTCGATTCGCACGAAAAAGCCGTTTCGCACCTCAACGACTTTTTCGACGGCAAGGCCCACAGCTTCAAGGCCGCCTACGTGCAGCTGACCGGCGACGAACGCATTACCGGGCAGGTGCGTGACGCCGTGCGCCTGCAGGCGGCCCTGACAATGGCCTCCTTCCCGCAGGTGCTGGGCGATTCGATCGCCCGGCGCATGGTGGCCGAGTACAACCTGGCTGGCCTTGGTGACTGGCGCAAGATCTGCGAGGTGGTGCCTCTGACCGATTTCCGGACGCAGCGCCGGACGCGCTTCGGCGGGTATGGCAACCTCGCGGCTGTTGCCGAGTCCGGGCCGTATGTGGCGGTAGTGAGTCCCACGGACGAAGAGGCCACCTATGCGGCATCCAAGGTGGGCGGACTGGAGACGATCACCCTGGAGATGATCAAGAACGACGACGTGGGATCGATCCGGCGCATCCCGGTCAAGCTGGGCCGCGCAGCGGCGCGCACGCTGTACGACTTCGTGTTCGCCTTCCTGGACGGCAACGGCCTGATCTACGACGGCGTGGCCCTTTTCGCCGCCGGGCATGCCAACCTGCTGGTGGCGGCCCTGGCCGGGCCGGCCCTTGCGGCTGCGCGGCTGCAAATGGTGCAGCAGCAGGACTTCGGTGCCAACGACTTCCTGGGCATTCCGCCCAAGTACCTGATCGTGCCTTCGGGCCTGGAGGACACGGCCTACACCACGACCGTGCAGCCCAACCTGGGCGGCTTTGTGCCCACCGCGCCCGACGCGGTACGCCGGCAGACCTGGGAGGTGATCGTCAATGCGCGCTGGGCCGACCAGAACAACTGGTATCTCGCCGCCGATCCCAAGGACATCCCGACGATCGAGATCGGGTTTCTGGACGGGCGCGAGGAGCCCGAGCTGTTCGTGCAGGACATGCCCAACGTGGGCTCGATGTTCTCCAACGACCAGCTGACTTACAAGATCCGGCACATCTACGGCGGCGCGGTAATGGACTACCGCGGGCTGCAGGGCAACATCGTGCCGTAACCTTTAAACCGGATATCAACCCATGGCGCGGGGGGTGGACCGAGCGGGCGCCCCCCGCATTGAAACGAGGACACGCACATGGCCCTGATCGACCTGGTGCAAGCCAAAGTCAAAGACGACTCCGGACGGCTGGAGGTGCCCGACGACTACACCCCGGCCATCGACGCGGCCCTGGAGCGCTATTCGGTGCACCGGCCCAAGCTCGCGCCCGTGGACGTGGCCGGTGCCGGGACCAGCGACGTGGACCTGCCGGTGGCCTACGTGGACGGATTTTCCCAGGTGATCCAGGTGGAGTTTCCCATCGGCGAAAACCCGGAATCGATCATCGCAGACGACTGCTGGCGGGTCTACCGGACGCCTTCCGGCCCGGTGCTGCGCCTGCTCGACGAGACGCCAACGGCCGACGAGACGCTGCGCCTGACCATCACGGTGCCGCGCGTGGAGGCCGACATCCTCATGGGCGACCTGGACGCGGTGGCGGCCCTGGCCGCGTCGTTCTGCCTGGACACCCTGGCCAACCTGTTCGCATCGACCAACGACCCCACCATTTCGGCGGACGTGGTCAACTACCGCAGCAAGAGCGGCGAGTACGCCCGGCGGGCCAAGGACATGCGCCGGCTGTACCTGGAGCACATCGGGGTGGGCGCCGACGGCGGCCCGCCCGCGTCGTTCGCCGTGGCCCCGCCGCCGTCGCGCTACAACGGCCTGACGCACTGGAGGCGATAGCATGAGGATCGACGGCACCATGACCGCGCGCGGCGTGCTGTTTACGGGCCGGCCCAAGGCCGAGGTGATCGAGAAGCAGCGCACGGCCATGCTCGAAGCGGTGCAGTTCGTATCCCGAGGCGTGAAAGAGCGCACACCCCAGGGCGTTTTCGGCGCCCAGGGCGGCCTTTTGGGCAGCATCCAGGCCGAGGTGCGGCGCCGCTCCAACGGCGTGATCGGCATCGTGGGCACGGCCAGCCCCTACGGCCTGGTGGTGGAAAAGGGGCGCCGGCCGGGCCAGGCCCCGCCGCCGGCATCGGCCCTGATGCGCTGGATCGAGGTGAAGATGGGCGCAACCGAAGAGCAGGCCAAGCAGATCGTGCACCCGGTGCGCTGGAAGATCGCCAAAAAGGGCACCAAAGGGGCGCACATGTTCGAAGAGACGCTCGAAGAGGAGTGGCCAGAGATCAAGGCCGTGTTCGACCGCCACGGGGTGGCGATCGCAAGGGGGCTTGAGCGATGAGCGACGCGACGATCAGGGCCGCCATAAAGGCCCGCCTGGACGCCCTGGGCGCCGGCATCGGCCGGGTGCACGACTACGAGCGCTGGAACGTGTCGGGCGCCAATTTCCTCACGCTGTTCCAGGACACGGCCACCAAAAAGATTTTCGGCTGGGAGATCATGCGCCGGGCCGTGCGTGCGCAGAAGGTCACCATGCGCCGCTACAAGCTGATCCACCGCTACGTGCTGCGCGGCTACTACGGCCTGGAGGATTCCGCGGCCACGGAAAAGACGGTCAACGCCCTGGTGGACCAGATCGTGCTGGATTTCATGCTGACCAAGCTCTCCGGCACCCAGGGCGAGCAGATGCCCGAGGCCTCCATCGAGGTGCGCATGTTCGGGCACGTGCTGTGCCACGTGGCCGAGATTACGCTGCCCGAGGTGGCCGAGATCGTGGCGCCGGAAGAAGAAGCGGCGCCGAATCTCACCGGCATCGACATCGAGTACTACCTGACACCCGCGATCGATACCATCACCGACGCGGAGGACAATATCGACCTGCCAACGGATTAAGGAGGCCCCATGAGCATCAAGAGTTTGCGCGTGATCGCGCCGCCCGGCCGCATCTGCCCCAAAGAGGGCGGAAAACCGGCCGGCATCATCACCGACAGCCGGGCCGACATCGTGCCCAACACGGCATTTTACCGGCGCCTGCTGGCCGAGGGCAGCCTCCTGGCCGCGCCCGATGAGAAGAAACCGGCCAAGCCGGCCGACAAAAAGGAGCAATAAGCCATGAGCGACCCCATCACTTTCGCCGAACTGCAGGCGTCGTCCCGCAAGCCGGGCGTCTACATCGAGCTTTACACCCGAAACGCGGTGCGCGGGCTGCCGGCCAACCCCCAGCACCTGCTGATCATCGCCCAGAAGCTGGCGGCCGGAACGCTCGCCGCCCAAACCCCCTACCAGGTCTATAGCTCGGAAGAGGCCGCCACCTACGCGGGACGCGGCAGCGCGGCCCACCTGATGGTCAAGGCGGCCATCGAGGCCAACCGGTACGTGGACCTGACCCTGTGCCTGCTCGCGGACGATGGGGCCGGGGCGGCGGCGGTGAAGACCGTGACCATCACCGGACCGGCCACCGGGCCGGGCGAGCTGCGCCTGTTCGTGGGCAAGGAGCGCATCGCCATTGCCGTCGCCAACGAGGACGTGGCCACGGCCATCGCGGCCACGCTCAACACCGAGCTGGCCAAGCACCCGGACATGCTCTACACGGCGGCCGTCGGCACGGCGCCCAGCGACCATGTGATCACCCTTACCTGCCGGCACAAGGGCACGGTGGGCAACCAGGTGGACGTGACCTACGAATGCACGGCGCCGGGCGTGACCATCGCCGTGGCCACGGTGACCCCCGGCGCCACGGACCCGGACATCGACGACGCCCTGGACGCGGTGGTGGGCGAAACCTACGAGCTGATCACGACCCACCTGAGCGACGCCACATCGGCCCAGGCCCTGCGCGACCACCTGGACACGGTCTCCAACGGCATGGAGATGCGCGCCGGGCGCGGGGTGATCGGCTTTGACGGCATCCTGGCCGACGCGGTGACCCTGGCCGACGGCATCAACGCGGGCCGGGTGGCGCTTTGTTATCTTCGCGGCACGCGCTCGCCAGCCTACGAGATCGGTGCGGCCTGCGCCGCAGCCGAGGCGGCGCCGGCCTTCGAGGACCCGGCCGTGCCCAGGCGCGAGGTGGTGATCAAGGGATTGCATGCCCCGGCCATCGCCGACCGGTTGAGCGACGCCGAGATGCACACCCTGCTCTATTCCGGGGTGGCGCCCATGGTGGTGGGGCCGGGCGAGCAGGTGCAGGTCAAGCGCCTGATCTCCACCTACACGGTCAACAGCGAGGACGTGGCCGATCCGGCCCTGCTGGATTTCAACACCCTGGCCATTTTGGACTACGGGCGAAAGGCCATCCGCCAGCGCCTGTCCAACGTGTTTCAGCGCGCCAAGGCCACGGCCCGCACGCTGAAAGATGTGCGAACGGAGATCTACGTCACGGCGCTCAAACTGGACGAGGCCGAGATCTGGGAGAACGTTGAGGCCAACAAGGATCTGTTGATCGTCGTAGTAGACCCCAACGAGCCCACGCGATTCCGCTTCCGCTGCCCGGCCGACGTGGTCAACGGCCTGCATCAGATCTACGGCGTCATCGATATGATTTTGTGATGATCCTGTAGCCATTTTGAAACCCGCTGCCCGGCCGGCCGCGATCCGGCCGGGCGTAAAGGAGAAACGATCATGGAATACGTCAACCGCTGCGTTCTGGCCATCAACGGGCAGAACATCGAGGATTTCAAGACCTTCACCGAGATGGAGCGCGAATTGAGCCGCCAGGTGCCCCTGATGAACAAGACCGGCCACTGCACGGTGACCCAGCGGCCCGGCTGCCGCATGGACTACGTGGTGCCCCTGGACGGCGACGAGTTCGACTTCGAGTCGGTCAAGGACGGCACGCTCACCGTGGAGTACGAAAACGGCCGGCGCATCATCTTCACCGGCGTGCGTACCCTTTCCATCGGCGAGGAGACCATCGACGGCGAAAACGAGCTGGTGCGCACCATCACCTTCGGCGCGGAAAAGCGCCGGGTGGAGTAAGGGGGAAATCAAATGTTCGTTGAAAAAGGGGAGCTGCCCTTCGGGGTGGTGACAGAGGGCGTCGCCCGGCGGCGCTACACGCTGCGGCCCATGCGGGTGAAGGACAGCATCGCGGCCCGTAAAACCGCAGATTATGCGCGCGCCAAGGGAGACGAGGAGCTGCTCGGGCTGCTCTCTTACGCCGCCCGCCTGACCATCGAGGGCGTGGGACAGATCGGCCTGGACACCATGCTGGAGCTGTTCGACGAGGACCTGGCCGAGATCCAGGCGGCCGACGGGAGGCTGCAAGAACAGATGGCCCGATTTCGAGGAGAAGGCGAAAAAACAGCTGATCCTGGCGCTGGTCAAGATCGGGATGCCGTGGGAGTTGGCGGAAAAGACGCCCCCTTCTTCGGCGCTGGAGTGGATCGAAGCGGCGGTGGACCTGAACCGGCCCAACCGCCGAGGCTGGAAGGATAAGGGCAAGACCTTTTTGGTCCGCAGACCGGGAAAGAAGTAAACCATGACCAAGCACCACGTCGCCATCGAACTTGTTGGAAACGCCGGGCGCCTGCTGCGCGAGCTGGACCGCTCGTCCTCGGGCATCCGCAAGTTCGGCGGCGCGGTGAAAGGCGAGTTCCGGGCGCTGCGGGACGCGGCCGGATCGCTGCAGGGCAAGCTGGCCGGCCTGGGCATCTCCCTGGGGGCCGGCAAGATCACCAAGGACGCGGCCCTGCTGGACAAGAAGCTGATCCAGATCGGCCAGACGGCCGACGTGGACCGCATGAAGGTGGCCGAACTGCGCAAGGAGATTTCGGCCATGGGGCGGCGCAGCGGCCAGGACATCGACGGCCTGGTGGACGGGTTCAACAACCTGATCCAGGCCGGTCAGTCGTTCGCGGCGGCCATGGAGTCCACGCGCGGCATCAACATCGCCTCGGCGGTGACCGGTGCCAGGGGCGACGTGCTGGCCGGGGGCCTCACGGTGGGGGCCACGGCCTTTGACATCGACCTGGAAAAGCCGGGCCAGGCCCTTGACCTGCTCGACCGCATGGTGGCGGCCGGCCGCCTGGGCAACGCGGAGCTTGAGAACCTGGCGGCAATTTTCGCGCGGGTGGGCGTCAACGCGGCCTCGGCGGGCATGAACTTCGACAAGACGCTGGCCTTCGTGGAGACGCTCAGCCTGATCGAGCGGTCGCCCGAGCGGCTGGCCACCCTGGTGGATTCCACCCTGCGCCTGTTTACCAACATGCGCTACATGGCCGCGGCCCAGAAGGCCACGGGCGTGAAGTTCTTCGACGAAAAGGGCGGCCGGCGCGACCCGGTGGCGGTGCTCAAGGACATCCGCGCCGAGTACGCCAAGCTCGACAGCGAGGCCAAGCAGGGCGCCTTCATGCAGCGGGCCTTCGGCGGAGCGGACCTGGACACCATCAAGGGGTTGCGCACGCTGCTCTCCGGTCAGTTTTTGGAGACCACGGGGGATTTCGAGCAGCGCATCGGGGCGGCCTCCGGCACGCTGATGCGTGATTTCGAGGCGGCCACCGACAACCTGATCGACCAGGCCGGGCGGCTCAAGGAGACGCTGCGCGAGGCGGCCGACGCCTTCACCAAGCCCATGCGCGATACCCTGGCCGAGTGGATCAAGTACGGCCTGGATCAGAAGAAATTGTCCGGCGGGCAGATCATGGCCGGCGGCGCGGGCCTGGCCATCGGCGGCGCGGCCCTGGCGCGCTACGGCCCCAAGGCCATCGGCGCCCTTGCCAAAAGGTTCGGCACCGACGCGGGCGGCATCACGGCCGGCCTGGCGGTGGAGGCGGCCACGGGCGTTCAGCCGGTGTTCGTCACCAACTGGCCGGGGGCGTTTGGCGGCGGGCTGCCGGGCAAGGGTGCGGCCCTGGGAAAGGGCGGCAAGGGCGCCCTGGCGGCGGCCGGCAAGGTGGGGCAGTTCGGGGCGGCGATGGTCGGCATCAACGAACTGGTGGCCGAGCCCATGGGCATCGGATGGTCCTCGATGGTCAAAAGCTACCAGGACTTCGCCACGGCTTACGGCCGCCTGCTCGATTACGCCAGCGGCCGGCGCGACTGGCGCACGGACCAGCCCATCGAGGTCAATAACCAGATCACCATCGACGGCAACCGGGTGATTTCAGAGACCGACGGCATGAACACCACGGTCAACACCGAGCTTAGACGCGGGAGGATGGACCGATGACCGACCGCTATCGGGCGCAGATCGACGGCTTTGAGCTGGACGTGGAGACCATCGACGACAGCATCGAAAAGGCGATCGCCCGCCACGAATACCCCTACCGGGACGGCGCGGCCTTGCAGGACATGGGCCAGCGCGCCCGGCGCATCCGCCTGCGCTGCTGGTGGATCGAGGAGCGTTACGAGGGGCACTACGGGTTTGTCGAGCATCTGAAAAGCCGCGAGCTGTTCGAGCTGTCCCATCCCAAATACGGCCTGATGACCGGCGCGGTGGAGGCGGTGCACGTGCGCCACGACGACCGCCAGCAGACGGCGGCCGTGGACATCGAGTTCATCCAGGACATGGCCTCCCAGGAACAGCCGGCGCCGGCCCGCGACGTGACGGCGGCGGTGGAGGAGTCCTTTATCTCCGGCCAGGACGAGCTGATGGAGAGCTTTTCGGCCCAGGCGGCCGACGCCCTGGGCGCCGATGCGGCCGAGGTGCTGGCCGCGGAACTGGACCCGGACCTGGGCATTGTCGAGCAGTTCGCCGGCGTGGGCACCACGGTGCGCACCTGGCTCAAATCCGTGGAATCTTTTGTCGGCACGGTGCAGGCCGAGGCCATCGGCGTGACCAACCCGGCCAACTCGATCATCGCCGCGATCGACTACGGGGCGGCTCTTCCCGGACGGGTGATCGGCGCGGTGGCGCGCGCCTTCGAGCGCCACGCCATCCTCAACGAAAGTTTGAAAACGGCGCCCGATCGCTACCTGGAGAACCTTAAAAACGCCTTGGACGACCTGGCCGACGCGGCCGGCGATTTTGCGGGCATCACGCGCGGATCGGGCGCGGCGCGCATGGCCGCCGAGGCGGCGGCGATCTTCGCCGACGACGAGCAGCAGCGAAACCGCCAGAGAAGCCGGGAGAACGCGGCCGGGGCCTTCGACGTGGAGGGCAACTACCTGTCTCCGGACACGCCGGCGGCGGTGCTCACGGTGCGCGAGCTGGAGCTGTCGCTGGCCACGGTGCGCGCCGAGCTGCAGGCGGCCATCGACGCCGACCGCACGCTGCAAAGCGCGAAGGACATGGCCCGCGAGCTGCTGGAGCACGTGATGGTGGTGAAACTGGAGCGCGACCGGCTGGTGAGGATCGCCCTGGACAACCCCATGCCGCTGCACCTGGTGTGTTTGATGCGCGGGCTGCCCTACGCCTATGCCGAGCGGATCTACGCGGTCAACGCCATTGCCCACCCGAATTTCACCGAAGGAGAGATCGATGTCTACGTCCGATAGCATCGCCCTGTCCGTGGGCGGCCGGCGCCTGGAAAAGTTTCTGGGCTACCGCGTGGAGGCCGATCTTTTCTGCGCGGACAACTACTTCCGGCTGGAGCTGGCCGATCCGGGCATGGCCGTCGATCCGGGCATGCGCTGCCAGCTCTACGTCAACGGGGCGCTGGCGCTGACCGGCATCATCGACCGGGTGATCGACGGCGAGGACAAGCGCGGGCCGCACATGATGATCGAGGGCCGCGACCTGATGGGCCTGCTGGTGGACAGCTACGTGGAGGAGTTTCCCGACGTGGAGAACACGCCGCTAAAGGACCTGGCCGAGCGGCTTCTGGCCACGGTGCCCTACATCAACCGCAAGGCGGTGGTCTACCAGGGGGGCCTGGCGGGCGCGGCGGCGGCAAGCACCCGAAGCGACGCGGCCGATCCGCTGGCGGCCCTGGGCATCGGCCAGAAAAACGCCCACGTGGAGCCTGGCAGCACGGTGTTCGACGTGCTCAGGCGCGCGGCGGCCAGCCGGGGGGCGACCTTTTTCGCCCTGCCCGACGGCACGTTCGTTTTCGGCCGGCCCAAGGCCAAGGGCGCGCCGGTTTTCGAGATCACCTACCGCGCCGACGGGGCGGGCAACAACGCGTTCCGGGCCACGCGCATGCGCGACAGTTCGCGCCGTTACTCCAAGATCGTGGTGGTGGGCCAGCAGCAGGGCGACGACGACACGGCGGCCGACGAGATCAACGTGCAGGCCACGGTGACCGACGAGGGCGCGCCATTCTACAAACCGTTTGTCACGGTTTTGAACGACGACGCGGTGAGCCCGAACCACCACGCCCGCCAACTGCTGGAGATGCAGCGCGCGGCGGCTTTTTCGCTCGTCTACAGCGTGGCCGGCCACAGCCAGAACGGGCGCAACTGGACGGTCAACGAGCTGTGCCGGGTGCGCGACGCGGTGCGGGGCACTGACGGCACGTATCTCGTCGTCAGCCGGGCCTTCGAGCTGTCCAAGCGCGACGGCCGCTATACCGAGATCCGCCTGGGCCTTCCGGGGGTGATCGCATGAGGCGCATGATCCGGGTCATCATCGAAGCGGTGGTGGAGGGCGCCATCAAGCGCATGGCGGCCAGGGGGCTGGCCGGCGAATCGTTTAGCAACCGGGAGTATTTCCAGCACTACGGCTTTACTTCCCGGCCGCTGCCCGGCGCCGAGGGCATTCTGCAGCGCGAGGGCAACCACATCGTGGCCATCGCGTCCGACGACCGGCGCTACCGCATCGAGATGGCGGCCGGAGAGATGGCGATCTACGACCACCAGGGGCAAAAATGCCACTTTAAAAGCGGCGGCGAGATCCACGTGGTGGGCACGGGCAAGATCACGGTGGACGCGGCCGACGAGGTGGAGGTGAACGCGCCGCTGGTGACGGTTAACGCGGAACAGGCGGAGGTCAACGCATCGCAAAGCTGCACGGTGACCAGCCCCCAGGTGACGGTGACGGCCGCCACGCAGGTGGATATCGTGTCGCCCATCGTGAATATCGACGGCGAGCTGCGCGTGACGGGACCGATCACCGATCTGTACGGCATGGGCGGAAAATCCATGAGCGCCATGCGCGAGACCTACGATCTGCACACGCACGACGAGAACGCCGACACGACCACCGACCCGCCCAACCAGCTGATGGGGGATTAGAGCGTCATGGATTTTGCGATCGCATTCGGAAATTTCGCGGCCGACCTGACCTGGGAGCCGGTGACCTCCATCGCCAACAACGTGTGGCTGTCGCTCAACATCCGGCGAGGCTCCTTTTTCGCGGCCCCGAACTTCGGCCACCGGCTGCATCTGCTGAAAAAAAACACGCCCCAGGCGGCTGACCTGGCCGAGCAGTACGTCAAAGAGGCGCTGCAGTGGCTCATCGACACGGGCCGGGCCACGTCGGTGGAAGCGGCGGCCCAGCGCGATCCGGTCAACCACCCCAACCGGCTGCTGATCCGCGGCACGGTGGTGCAGGCCGACGGGCGCAGGATACCCTTTGAACACTTTGTCGAGGTGGCTTGATGAATTTTTTGAAAACCTTCGACGAGGAGCTGGCCCAGATCCTCACCGACTACCGCAACCAGTCCTGGACCGACCCGGAGACCGGCGAAACCCTGGCGCCGCTGGACATCTCCCAGGGGTCGATGGTGTTCGTGGACGCCGCGCCGCTGGCGTCGGCCAAGTGGGGGCTGCACCGCCATCAGGCCTGGATCGCGGACCAGATGTTCGCCGACAAGGCGGCCACCGTCAACCTGGAACACTGGTGCTGGTTGCGCGGCATTACCCGGCAGGCTGGCGAAACCGACGCCGAGCTGCTGGCCCGCCTGTTGGCCGACCTGCGCAATCCGCCCGCGGGCGGCAACGCGGCCGACTACCCGCGCTGGGCGCTTGAGGTGGAAAACGTGGACGCGGCCTGGTGCGTGCCCCTGGGAAACGGCGCGGGCACGGTGGACGTGCTGATCCTGGCCGACGCGGCGCAGACCGGGTCCGAGATCCCGGACAGCGCCCTGCTCGAAGCGGTGCACGCCCACATCATCGCCCTTTGCCCGTGCGAGATGCACCCCGACGACCTGCGCGTGCTGGCGCCGGCGGTGATCACCCAGGACGTTGAGATCGGGATATCTGGCGCGGCCGACGATGACGAGCTGGCCGCCGATATCGCCGCCTTCATGGCGGCCATGGAGCCGGGCCAGACGCTTTACACCGGCCGCCTGGTGGCCCTGGCCATCGCCCTGGGCGAGGAGACCGCCACGGTGACCACGCCGGCGGCCAACGTGCCGGCGGCCGCGGGCCAGGTGATCCGGCCCGGAACCATCACGGTGACGGTGACCTGATGACCGACTACACGATATACGACGAATCGGGCGAGGCCATACTGGACGAGGCCGGCGCGCCCATAGAAGAAGAGCACATCCCGTGGAGCCCCAGCGCCACGCAGCCCATGCTGCACAGAAACGTGCTGGCCGCGCTGGCGCCCGTGACGCTGGGGCCGAACCACGAGGCCAAGCTGCAGGTCAAGGGCGCCCACCTGGACGAGATCCAGGCCGACGCCCATGAGCTGCTGCGCGAGATGTTCCCCGACACCTGCTTTGCCATGCTCGCCGACTGGGAGCGCCTGCTCGGCCTGCCCGATCCGTGCACCGGCCAGCTGGCGACCGTGGGCCTGCGCCGCGCGGCCGTGGTGGCCAAGTTCGGCGAGCGCCGGTCCCTGAGCAAACCCTATTTGATCGCGGTGGCCGCGGCCTTGGGCTACACGATCACCATCGACAACTACCCCATGCGCCGCTACGGCCAGGCCGAAACCGGCGGCGAGTACATCGGCAAATCATGGGCCAACACCATCACGGTCAACGCGCCGGCCGTGGCCGTCCAGAACCGTCAATACGGCACGGCGGTCTATGGCGAACCCTACGCCACATGGGGATTCGAGGCCCTCGAATGCGCCATCGCCAAGCTGCGCCCGGCGCACGTTTACGTGGTTTACAGCTACGACGCATAGGAGAAGACATGGACTATCCCGCATCAGAACCCAACGTCAATTTGTACCTGGGAAAATTCACCGACGGCGATAGCGAGCTGGGCGTGCCCGCTTCGCGCGATCCGTCTGCCTGGGCCAACGCCGTGACCGACGAGATCCTTGCCGCCCAGGCGGCTGGCGGCATCACGGCGGAAGAAGGGAACAACACGCAGTTGGCCGCGGCCATCGCGGCCCTTATCGCGGCAAAGCAGGTGATGGTGACCAGCGCGGCGGGCGGCCCGCACATCGTCAACACCGAGTTCGACATAGACGCCAACGTCACCCTCATCACGTGGGAAAGCATCGGACCGACCGGTTCCGGCGCGGATCACATCTGGACCGCGCTCGATTCCCTGCCGGCTGGCGTCAAGTGGGTGCGCATCCGGCTGTGGCTGATCGGCTGGACCGATTCCGGGTCGCCGGACGCCACCTTGACCATCGTGGCTCACTCCCGGAAAACGGGCGCGGTGATCTCCAACACCTATTCCAACATGATCGCCTGGGCGGCGGCCGCCGTGACACCGAACGGCGACGCCGACGCGGCCACATGCGTCGAGGCCACCGTCCAGGTCGATGCCAGCGGCCGCTTCGACCTGTGGGTGGGCAACGATTTTACCACGCAGCACATGGGCCTGACCCTGGTTGGTTGGGGCATTTAAAACAGGAGAGTGACATGAAAAAACTCGCCATCGCCATACTGCTGCTGACCTTGCTGGCCGCATCGGCCTCATGGGCCGGCCAGGGAAGCGGCTACAACGTGGCCGGCAGTCCGGCCGCCGACGATTGGCTTTTCGGCGTGGACGTGTCGGACACCAGTATGGCACCGACCGGCACGAACAAGCGGTTCCCGCTATCACTGCTGCCCATATCCACTGCCGTGCAGGCCGCCCTGGACGCCAAGCAGAACGTCATCACCATCTGCACCGTGGCCACCATTCCGGCGACGCCGGCAACCGATGATCTGATCATCGTGGTAGATGGTGTCGCACCATGCGACACGACGACCGGCCTTGGCTCGTATCACTCGCTGATGCGTTGGTCGGGGGCCGCCTGGGTCTGCCTGTCCAGCGGCGTCAGCACCCTGGACCAGATCCAGGACGCCGGCGCCAACGCCACCATCGGCGTAGGCGATTACACCATAGCGTATCAGATCGGAGATGATGGCGAACTGCGCATCGGCGACATAGCAGGCGGGGCATATCTTGAGTTTACCAAGAGTTTGGTCCGCTTTGTTGGCGCTTACTACATGGAAGCATCGCCGACACTCGATGGCGTGGACGCGGACGGTGATTGGAGCGGCGAAAACCTGCTCAAGAGCTTTGACGCGGCAGAAACCAACGATAATTTCGGACAGGCGGTCTACATTCAGTCCGATGGAGAAATCGCCGCTGCCGATTGCGACTCGTCGAGCACCATGCCAGCGGCAGGGTTTGCGGTGACAGACGCCGGATCGAATCAGCGGCTTTTGCGAACTGGCAAGATTTATAAATCCGCATGGAACTGGAATCCAGGCCAACCTGTCTATGTATCTGCCGATCCGACAACAGCCGATGGCTTAACTCAAACAAAACCCAGCACGCCTGGGCAGTTCGGGCAGATCATAGGGATCGCCGACAGTGCAGACTCGATACTGATCGAAATCCATCAACTCGTAGAAGTGGGGGTGACGCCGTGATGCGTAAATCCTGGCCGCTTCTCCTTTTACTGCTGATCCCGGTCATCGCCCTGGCTGCGTTTAGTGTCGGAGGCATAGACGATCCGGCAAGTGTGGGCGGGATAGACAACCCGGCTTCTGTTGGTGGGATTGATGCGGGGAGTGGGAGCACACCGGGTGACGTTGTGCTTTTACCAACGGCTGATTCGGCCACCTATAATGCATGGTATGCCTCCTCCGGCACCGATAAATATGCACTAGTTGACGATCCGGTAGGGGCCGAGGATGGGAATGCAACTTACATTTGGTATAATGGCCAGAACAGTTCACAAAGATTCACCAACCTGCCATCGTTGCCAGCCGGAACCATCCTGGGTGTTAGCGTTTGCGCCTATGCAGCATGTGATACCGGAGTTAATACCATTCAATTTTCTATCCGGGTCAATGGCAGCAGCAGCCATAGTTCTGCAACCACCGTTACTACGTCCTATACAGAATACTGCAACGAGTGGACGACGAACCCCGTCTCATCGTCAGCGTGGACGGAAGCGGACGTAGAAGGAACAAGCGGAAACCCTCTGCAGGATTGGGGGGTTAACACAACGCAAACAGACGCGCAAATACGAGCAACGGCAGTGCGTTTGAAGGTGAGATATAACTGATGAAAAAGCTATGTTTGCTACTTTTCGTCTTTGCTTTACTGGTCCCAACCTCCTACGCAGCCACCATAACTGTCGGCCCAGGTAGGGATTACACCACCCACACCTCCGCAATAGCAGCCGCGACGGCCGGAGACACGATCGAAAGCTATTCCGGCACCTACAACGAGACGGTGACGCTTAATAAACAGCTCACATGGTCGATCCCAAATGGCCAGCAGGTGGTGATTTCTAGATCTACAGCCGGTATCCGCTTAGTGCGCATATCCGCGTCGAACTGCACCATCGATGCGAGCAACGCAGGGGCCGGATATCTGCATATCGTCGATCCTTACGATACCGTAGGCGATCCCGATTATGAGGTTTTCGGGATCGAGATCGATAGCGGCGTGAGTAACACGGTCATCAAGGGCGCGCGCCTGACAAAATGGTCAACCGGCAGCCGGACAATCCGCATCCTGGGAACGGACGATTACAAGACGGCTGGACCGGCCTATATCTTTCGTGGAATCCGCAACCAGGGCACGTCCACCGAGATTGACTCGGTCGAAATTGTAAACTGCGCTCGAAACGCCATCTCAAACACCAATCTGTGCAGATATGCCTACATTCACGATTGCTACCTGCACGGCACGCTCTATCACATGATCGCAATCAGCGGACGCGATGGAACCGAAAATACTTATTATTACGGCCACAGGATCTATGACAATGTCCTGATCGATGCGGAAGAGGATGGCATCCAGAGCAACAGCTCCGCGCTGGACACAGTTACCGATGCCACCTCTGTGCATATCAAGGGCAACCTGATCTATGATACCAGGGAAAACGCCATTGATGGCAAGGGCGCCCAATACTGGATCATCGAGCAGAATTATATGTCCCATGCCATCGGGGATGAATTCTACAACTATCCGACCGAGGATTTTTCCGGCGGTGTTTCAATCACGTGCGGTTCCGGCCAGCGCGGGAATAACCTGATCATCCGCAATAACGTGATCATCGATTCCGGCAGCGGCGGTTTTTCCGGAGGGATCAAATACTCGACGCTCTACCACAACACATCGATAAACAACAATACCGACTACAGGGGATCGAACCAGACCTCCCCGCTCATCACTGGCGCGTTTTATGCCCTGCATATGGGATGGACCGACTGCCACGCGAAGAACAATATAGGGGTGAACGCCTATTATATGTCCTGGGCGCAGACCTCTTCTTATTCGGTCCCAGGGCAATATTCCAGTGATTACAACATCTACTATAACCCAAACTATCGCAGCGGGGCATATTATTTCTGGGATAATGGCGCTCAAGTGACACAGGCCCAATGGCTGTCCCTCGGGTTCGATGCCAACTCTCTTTTTGCCGACCCCATGCTGTCGCTGGCCAATTATCAACCCACAGGCAATCCATCCAGTCTGGATTTTTCCCTTCAAGCCGGGAGTCCGGCTATCGATGCCGGCACATGGCTGGCCACCATCGCGTCGGTCGCTGGCAATGTGCTCACCCTTTCCACGGACGGCGCAAAGTTTTTTCACGACGGCTTTGGGGTTGTAGGCCTATCTGGAGACACGATCTACGACGACGACGGCGAGACCGCCGTAATCACGGCAGTGGATTATTCGGCCAACACAATTACGCTCGACGATGCCACCGGGTTTACGGCCGGAGATGGCCTGACAACCATAAACTATAACGGCACGACCCCGGACATAGGGGCGCTCGAATATGGTACTGGCGGCTCCACTCCGACCGGAGAGCCTGCCCAGACCACCAACGCCGGCCGCATCACCACCGGCCACGGCCGCATCGGCGCAGGCTACGGAAGAATGCAATAAAAGGAGGGTCTATATTTAAGTAATTGGGAGGCCACCTCCTGGGAAGTTGCCGCTCCCCATGAGGCGAAGAGCTGTTCGCACCAGCCCCACATCCAAAATGGACGACCCCCCGCTCGGACCGAGCAAGGGGCTCATATCACAATCAATTGGATCTACTCAAGGAGGGTCCCATGAACAGCCCTTTAGCCTACATCGGCGGCAAGTCAAAATTGGCAAAAACCATCATCGAAATGATGCCCGAGCACAAAGCCTACTGCGAGGTGTTCGCAGGGGCGGCTTGGGTATTTTTTCGCAAAGAGCCCTCCAAATACGAAGTCATCAACGACCTGGACAGCGACCTCATCTGCTTTTACCGGGTGCTTCAAAACCATTTGGAGGAGTTTTTAAAACAGTTTAAATGGCTGCTCGCCTCACGGGAATGGTTCGAGGATTGGAAACGCCAGCAGGCGGCCGGCGGCCTGACCGACATTCAGCGGGCGGCCCGCTATTATTACCTGCAGCGGCTCTGTTTTGCCGGTCGGGTGCGGGGCAGGACCTATGGGGCCTCGCCGATGAGCCGGCCGCGGATCAACCTGCTACGGATTGAGGAAGAGCTTTCGGAGGTCCATTTGAGGCTTGCCGGCGTGACCATCGAGCATTTGCCCTGGCAGCAATTTTTAAAGACCTACGATAAGCCGGGCACGCTGTTTTTCCTTGACCCGCCATACTATAAAGCGCCATATTACCAGCACAATTTTGAGCTGGCCGATTATCAAGAACTGGCTGAAGCTCTATCCAGCCTGAAGTCGCATTTTATCCTCAGCATCAACGACCATCCGGAAATGCGGCGCGTGTTTTCGGCATTTAAGCATTGTACTGTCCAATTGACGTATACAAGCTCAAAAAACGAAGGTCTCAAGGCCTGCGAGATCCTGGTTACAAATTAA